AATAGTATTATTGGATATTTATACAAATGGAAAACATATCTTTTTATTGTATTAATTTTTTAAATGAAGAAAGAAAAAATAAAATAATTGAACGATTTTCAAACTTTCAAATAAGCGTAGAATTTGTTCCTCCTGTTTTTACAACAGATGAGCGTCTTCCACACGATATTATAAAAGAAGAAGGTGAAAAACGCATTTGGGCTATTATGCTACAACATCTGGATTCAATTCGCCATTTTTATGAAACTACAGAAAATGAATATTTAATTGTTTGTGAAGATGATATTTTACTATCTAAAGATTTCAAAGAAGACCTACCCAAAATAATACAAGATTTTGAAGATTTCAAATTGGATATTTTATTATTAGGATATTTGTTTGATATTTCATTTGAATTGAACAAACATCATCCACATATAATTGAATCAAATACCAATCATTTAAATACTGATTTTGTTTTATTACAAAAACCACAGAAATATAACTATTATCATTTTCCATATCATATTTGGGGTAGTCAAATGTATCTCATTCATCGAAAACACGCCAAGTTTTTAATTGATAAATATACAATAGAATATGGTATCAATGACAGATTTCAATGTCATTTTAATCCGGATTGGACGTTGACAAAAGATAAAAATCACGCTATTTTATATCCAATGATTGCATTAGAAGAAGGTGGAACAAATACAGATCACGTTGGTCAGAATATTTTTCATAAGACGTGTTTTTTGAAAAATTATCGTCCTGATATATTTTTATGAATTGTCATTTGTTTTCCATATTGTATCACAAGTAGAACATATATATAGATATTTCATATTATTATCATCATAACGCATATAAATAATCTCAGCAGGTGTTTTTTCTTGGGGATGGTTCGTTTTACAATTCGCATTTGGACAATGAATATTATAAATGCGAGGCAATGTAGGATCAAATTTTGTATATTTGTTTATAATATGATTGAATTTTTGTTCACCTGTATTCGATTTTGAATCCAATATACAAATTCCCTCATTCGCAATTGTCTCATCTCGATGTCCACAATTACGACAATAATATACTAAATTATTTTCGTCTGTTTCCGAAATAGCAATATAATACATATTATTACATTCAGAGCAAAATTTCATTTATAATAGTGTATAATATATTATTTATATTGATAATATAATAGTTATTTTTTGTATCAATTTTACATTTTTTTATGAATATGCAGAGAACCTAGAAAAATACATATAAATATTATCACTAAGGTATCGAGTAAATAAGAAAAAAATAGAGACATAAAATTGATAAAAAATAACCACATAAAAATATCCCTACATTATATCCAAATGATACAAACGATGAATCTACCTGACTCATTGCCATCATCTATATTAAATGAAAATACTTTTACACCTGCAGATGATAGAACAAAACCAGATGAAAAATCAAATGAAAAAACAAATAAAAAAACAACAAAAAGACAAACACCCAATAAAACTCCATCTGCACCTAAATCATCTACATCTGTGGATAAAATCGCAAAAACGCAAGACAAACGTTATAATGATTTTATCATTTCCCATTATTCTTCGGGCGATACTACAAAACCAATTACAAACACACGAATTGGTGGCGGGAAAACAAATCCTGATATCAAAGGTGGATCATTTTGTATTTCCGACGAAGAATATCCGGACTTTTTGAAACTCTATGCAAATTCAGTAATAAAAAACAATAGATTAGAATTTTTGACAGAAAAACAATTGGAAACAAAATGTCCTATTTTAGTCGATATTGATTTTCGTTTTTCGTTAGATTTAGAAGGTCGATTTTATTCATCTGATCATATTCAGGATATGATTTTTGTCTATCAGGCTCAGCTAAAAAAAATATTTCAGTTTGATGAAAACAGTGTATTTAGTGTTTATATTTTTGAAAAATCGGAAGTAAATAAAATACCGGAAAAGAATGTCACCAAAGATGGGATTCATATGATTATCGGGATTCAAATGACACACGCTGCTCAATTACATTTGAGATCAATGGCGATGGAAGGGTTGAAAGAAATATGGGCCGATTTTCCATTGATCAATTCCTGGGAAGATGTTCTTGATAAAGGTATCAGTGAGGGACATACCAATTGGCAATTATATGGGTCGAGAAAACCAAACCACGAACCCTATAAGTTGACGTATATTTATAATTTGAAATATGATGAAAATGACGGAGAATTTGAAATGGATTCGGTTCCTTTAGAATCCTTTGATGTTATCGAAAACATTGAAAAACTATCTGCCCGATATGCAAATCATCCACTCTTCTATTATAAAAACGATTTCATTGATATTTTGGAGAAGAAAACGGGTTCGAATGGAAGCCAGCAACTGCGTCGCACAAATTCCGTTTTACCAGTAATGGATTCATTTGCTTATCCGCAAATCAAAAACAAAGACGATTTGGACAAAGCTCTTCAGGCGTTTTTGGATTCCATTGGTACATCAGAATATGAATTACGCGAAGCCTATGATTATGCAATGATTCTTCCCTCTCAGTATTACGAAGAAGGATCGTATTCTAAATGGATACGTGTTGGTATTGTATTAAAACGTATTTCTTCAAGATTGTATGTAGTTTGGATTGCCTTTAGTGCAAAAGCAGCGAGATTTGATTATGGTTCGATTCCAGACCTATATGAAATATGGATAAAATTTGATATAAATCATCCAAATGGACTCACTAAATATTCGCTGATTCATTGGGCAAAAATTGATGGCAATCACGATGAATTTATAAAAATACGCGATAATACAGTCGATTATTATGTTGATTTGACATTGAATAACAAAGACAGTGATAAGAAAGGAGGAACCGATTATGATATTGGCGTTGTTCTCCATCAACTGTTCAAAGACGAATTCAAATGTGTCAGTGTCAAGGCCAATATTTGGTATCAATACAAAAAACACAAATGGTCTGAAGTCGATTCTGGAACCACATTGAGAAATGCGATATCGACTACTATGAGAAATATTTATAGAAAAAAATGTGAAAAAATAATGATACAACAAATTGCAAATGAAAATTTGGAAACTACTACGGAAGAAGAAGAAAAAATCAAAAAAATAAAAAACAATAAAATATCAAAAATCGAGGATATTCTTCGACGTCTCGGCACAACAAATGATAAGAAAAATATTATGACGGAGGCAAAAGAGCTCTTCTACGACGGCCAATTCTTGGAAAAACTCGATGTCAATCCGTATTTGTTATGTTGCAACAATGGCGTCATCGATTTCAAAGAAAAAGTATTCCGTCGTGGATATCCAGAAGATCATCTGTCCAAAACGACCAAAATCGATTATATTCCCATTCAACCCTCGACACATCAATCAATCGTTGATAAAATCCACGATTTTATGCGAAAACTATTTCCGATTCCCGAATTATGTAATTATATGTGGCAACATTTGGCATCGACTTTGATCGGCACTTGTGCAGATCAGACATTCAATATGTATATTGGTGTTGGCCGAAATGGTAAATCCGTGTTGATTACTTTGATGGAAATGGTTCTCGGGAATTACAAAGGCGATGTTCCTCTTTCTTTGGTCACAGACCGACGAACCAAAATCGGGGGTCTAGCTCCAGAATTGGTAGCATTGAAAGGCGTCCGTTATGCTGTAATGCAAGAACCATCCAAAGGCGACAAATTGAATGAAGGTGTAATGAAACAGATTACTGGTGGGGATGATGTGCAGGCGAGAGCACCGTATATGCCAGAATCCATCACATTCAAACCGCAATTCAAACTCGTCGTTTGTTCGAATCAATTTATGGAAATCAAGAGTCAGGATGGTGGAACCTGGCGTCGTATTCGTGTCGTGGATTTTATGTCGATTTTCTGCGAGAATCCAGTCCAAGGAGACAAAGACAAACCATATCAGTATTTACTGGATAAAGATATGAAACAGAAATTCAATGAATGGAAAGAAATCTTCTTATCAATGCTTATTGCGAAAGCCTTTGAAACAGACGGTAAAGTAGACGATTGTCCGATTGTGATGAAATCGAGTGAATCCTATAAAGAGAGTCAGGATTTCATTGCTGAATTTATGGGAGATCGTATTGTCGCAGATCCGAAAGGTAGAATTACAAAGGGTGATGTCAATTGTGAATTCTGTAGTTGGTATGAAGCGAATTACGGGAAGAAGGACAAACCCAATGTCAAAGATGTTCACGCAGAGATTGATAAGAAATTCGGTAAATATGATAAAATGAAGAAGGCGTGGATAGGAATCAGAATGACCTATGAGAGCGATGCTACAGAAGAAACAGATGGTGAAGACGAAATTCCAGATGTAGATATGTAGATTAGTTGAATGTGTGTATTTTGTTTTTGCTTTTCACATTTCTATAAATAATATTTAGTACAAAAAATATCATTTATTCATCGGTGTAAATATTCAAGGCTGTAAAACCTATGTGAAAGAATTCGCATAAAGCGGATTTTTTCTTTCTTCTTTGGAATAAGGTTCTCCTATAAAAACATTATAGAGATAGGAAAGGAAAAAATAAACCAGTTTTTCCAAATATCCAATCAAATAAGGATACAAAATAAATAATAATACAAACAATATCTTGAAATTGGTTCCCATTGTTTTATTGAAAAAGAACAAAACTATAAGAGTAATTACAATCAAAATTTGATATACCCAATATAAAATAAAATTGATCCATTTAAACGTAGGCACTTTTTGAGACTGATAAAAAACCAACTGATCATCTACATTCAAATCAATTGCTTTTTCCTCTATCTGTGTTTTCAATATATCATTTTGTTTTTTTACGTTCTCATACATTTCATCGTAATTCTTAACAGGATGATGTTTTAAATAGTCTAAACTATTTTGTAAATCGACATTTGCCTGTATTTCTTCGTTATATTGAGCATTTAATTGATTATATAAATTTATCTCATTTTGATATTTTCCATTTAAAATATTATAATTATTGATTTGTGTATCAAGACGGTTATTTACATCATTCAAGTTTTTCTGTAAAATATTGAATTGTCGATTGAAATCATCAGTTAGTTGTAGTATTTGTCTTTTACATTTTTCTTGTTCACTTTTCAATTTTTCGTCTGCTTCATCATCTTGAAATTTCATATTCAATAAATCTTTTTCTTGTTGTTTCAACCCCGCTTGTTGTTTTTCTAAACTAGATATTTGACCTCTATACTGAGTAATCAAATTATCAATATTGTTCACATCACCATTTAATTCATTTGCTTTTGAACCATTCTGAAAACTAGCTTTCATATTGGATAATTTGTTTGTCAAACTCTTGACTTCATCTTTTGCACCCTGTATTTTACCTCCAAAATCGGTTTGTTGTTTGTTAATTGTATTATAATCATCATTGACATATTCGGTTCTTGTTAAAAATTGTGGTCGAAATACTTGTTCTATGCTTTTATTATTGCTACTTTGTCCTTGACCCATTTATTTTATAATATATATATATTATTTATATATTCATTTATACTTTCCGTATGTTTCAAAGGCCTCTAAAGGCGTTGCACCTGCAATCGTAGTAAATGCACTTTTTTCTGAAGAAACATCTTTAATAGTCACACATTGTGCTTTTGCAGAATCCCAACTTGTTCCGGGACTACAGCATTGCGATCCAAAGCACGTATTAAATTCATTTGATGCCATACTGAATAACGATTGGGCAGGTGAAGCAACTGGACCTAATGCACCAGGTGTAGATAAAGAAGTTGGATCATTATCTATCTTTATTTCATCAAAGTTCATATTACTACGTCTACTAAAATCCATATAGGAACGAGCAACATAAATAATTCCAATGGTAATAATAATGATATTCAATGTTAAAATAACGAAAGAAGGAATAAATGGAAAATAGTTGGAAACAAAAGAAAGCGCTAAAATTAAAATCAAAATAATTGTTATTACAATAATTATTTTTGTTGTATATGCGTATCGTTTTTGATAACTTTCATTTAATTGAATCATTCTTTGTTGAGTCATAATAGCACTTTCAATAGATTCTTTTTTCTGATTTAATCGTTGTTGTTCGTTATTTAAAATATGTTTCATTTCATCTTGATGATCTAAAATATTACCCGTAGTAGCATTGGCATTTTCAAAAGCCGTATTTGTTGCTACCAAATCATTAATAATTGGTTGAACCGTAACTGCTGCTGCAGCAGGTGTAACTACACCGACAGTTTTAACATAACTATCTTGTACTTTCAATAATCCAGTTAAATCTGCTTTATTCTGCGTTGTTTGGAGATTACCAAATACTTGTGAAAATCCTGCACTCATTATATTTATTAATATATATTTAGATATGATTTAATTTTGTCTTATTGTTAAAAATATTTCTAAATCTATATTTTTTTAGAAATATTAAGAAATTATCGAGAACCTATAAAAATAGCAGTTATCAATAATGATACAGCTGTAATTGTTCCTAAAAGGTAAATATTATTTTCTTGTTGAACCATAACACTAATATCTTCGTCTAAACCATCCCGAATGGTTGTTTTATATTTACTATGTGGAGAATGTTCATTATATTTCAACAATTTACCATTGAAATCATATTCTTCTTTTTTATCCATTTCTTCAAATGAGTTTTTGAATTTTTTAATTCCATTTTTTAGCTCATCATAATTTCCTTTTACTTGCTCCATTTTATTTTCATACTCTTTTGCCGTTTGCGTTAATGGTTTTATTTGATTTTTTATAATGGATTGAGAACAGGTTATTTTATTTATACCGGTTGTTTCATAACATTCTGCAGGCACATATTCAAATCCATTCATTCCTTCTTTTATACTATTGTTGGATATATTTTGAGTTTGAAATTTTTCCTTCACAAAAAACTGTTTACATTCATCTGTTAAATAAGTATTCGCATCCTCTCCTTTTTGTTTCAACTGACAAATCATTTTTCTATATTGCAAATCAGATTTAATACCTAATGGTCTTGGTTTTGATAATTGTTCCTTTAACAAAGTATGACTATTGAACAAATCATAATTCGATTGAGGAACTACAGGAATTGTATCTCCATATGCAAGATATTGTGGATCTACATCTAAATCTTCCAAACGAACAAACAAAGATGGATTTACTACTTTTGTATCCGATTTATTAGATATTAATTTAGGAGTATTATCCTTATCTGTATTTATAGAACAATATTTATTTGCCTGATCATCTTCATAATAATAGTAAAAACTACATTTTTTATCGTTATTACAAGTAGTTTGACAATCAGTTGATGAATTTACTTTCTTTGCTTGTATAGACGGATCAGGAAAGGAATTAGAATAAGAAGTATAATTATTTTTATATCCTAATACACTATTCACTGGCGGAATATATTGAAGTGTTTTTGTAGTATTATCAGTATAAAAATATTGACCAAACTTCATATTATAATTAATTCTATACAAATAATGTGCATTATCACTTTCAAGTGTATAATTAATTTTTTGACTATTTGTTTGGAATGCATTGATTGTCGTTTTTAATACAAAATTATTGACGGTTGGACTAATTTCTAATTTGAATTTTCCATTTGGAGATATTAAATATCGAATACTTGATGCTGAAATGGATTGACCAGTTTGAATACTACTTGCAATATGATTTGCACTCAATTGTTTTTGCCAAGCTGGGTTTATAATTCCTACATTAGCAATATTTGTGTTATAGCGATTGTTATTATTTTGATCACCCTTTAAACTCCATAATTGAGAACCATTTTGTGTTATTATCAAATCTCCATCATTTGTCAAATTCAAATAAAATCCATATCCAGATGTTTTCAAATTTGAAATATTGGTTCTATTTCCAGCAGCATCAATAAAATATAGATTTCCGTCCGTATCCAATAAAGCAGATGTTCCGTTACTTAAATTACCACCCGCATTTGCAGGAGGATAGCTCCATATATTTTCATATGCATAATTTGCGGAACCTTTATTTGCTACGACTTCAGATCCATCTTTATTTGCAATATTATAATAACAATAAAATAATTTTGGATCAGAATCTGTATCTGATGGTGATACAAGAGAATAATAGATAGTTGAAGGGAAATACAATGATCCATCAGAATTCAAAATAGAATAATAACAATTTGTTACTGGACGATTATTACTATCTGTTATATTCAAAATAAAATCGGTTCCGCCGTAATTTTGTCCATATTGCATACGTATAGGATAATATTCTTCTGAATTCATCTGTTGGGTTGTATTTGATTTAAAAACAACTCCGTGTAATCCTCCTATATTTATAAAAGCATTATTTGCATTATAATCATATAAAGCATTATTTCCTATCCATAAATAACACGCATCATCTCCACCCATTGAAAATGTATAGGTCCCATTTTTTGGAAATTTTACATATCCGACCCATTCGCAAGAAAAAGGGGTTCCCCAATTATTAGGAACATTTGGGGAAATGGATTGTTGAATATTATTAAAATTATTATAAAAACCATCGACATAAGGCTTGTCATCAAAAAAAGAAATATTATCATTAAAATAGGTATCTTTCACTAATTTCAATTTCAATCCTGGTTTGATTTTTGCATTTTTTTCCATTGTTTTCATATTCAAAAAATCATTTATAGGTAAAGTATTGTATTTTACTGCTAAATTGAATTTTGCTTGTTCTTGACTATATAAATTATTATCGAATTTTATCATAGTAATTGGTGGTTTATAAGGTGCAAGAGGAACATCAAATACTGCAGGTGGAGGCTGCATTGGATATAATTTCCATTCTTCAATTTGAAGACAATATCTACTGCCACCTGTACCACAATTACCGGTTACTGTAACCACAATAGCATATACTTTATAATTTCCAGGATTTGTAATTTTATAAGAATTTGGTGTTTGATTATTTGCTGGATTAAAAAATTGTTTTGTTTGTTGATCTAATCGATCCCATTTATTACCATCATTAGAACCAAGAATATACCACGAATTTGGAGAACGTTGCCCTTCCCTATCATCAAAACGTTGATATAAATCATAAAATACTATTGTTTCGGGATAAGGCATTGTCACTGACAACCATTCTCCTTTAATACCACCTAAACTATTATTACCAGTATAAACACCAGTAGTTGCATCATAATTTGTTGATGGAGATACTTCAGAATGCCAAAAAGAATATTGTGAATTTCCAAAGTTATTTGTATTTCCATCAAATGCGCGTTGAGGTCCAAATGTTCCTACATCTCCTACTAAAATAGAACTAGAATTAAATGTGTATCCTGTATTTGCACTTATTGCTAGAGCTTGTCCTTTATTTGGAAAATTATTTGGCGGGAGTTTTTTACATGATTCGTGTGTTTTATAAACATCTTGCGACCAAGAGCCTCCTCTTCCCTGTCCCCAACATCCCCCTGATTGTCCAATTCTTTTGAAAGCATTTGGATTTTTACTAGCGAAACATTGATGACCATATTGAACAGCAAATACCGGTAATCCTTGTTGATATGCCGCTTCGTTACATTTTTGAACATCTGTTTTTTGATTATCACTATACATATCACCCAAATATC